CCATCAGAGTTGAAGATCCCGATGCGCGGCTCGCCACCCTTCCACACCCGGCTATCCAATGAATGCGCCAGCGTATCGAGGTCGCCGAACGCGTCCAGTTCTTCCAGCGTGTAGCCAGGCTGGGCGAGGGCGACGATAGCCATGGTCGAGACGCTCAGGGGCGCCCACTCACCGTCAACGTCTGGGTAGTACGCAAGAATATCTTCAAAGAGCGTCTCGCTCGCGACGCCCGTGTTGCGATAGCGGTAAAGAACACGGTTCTCGGCTGGGTCGTAGGCGACTTGGACCGACGACAGGCCCCCATCGATTATGTTGGCGATCATGGTCTTTGCGACCTTGTTCTTGCCGATTGGTTCAATCACCTGCCCGTTGGTGCGCTGCGGGCCGTCGGTGTCGACGAAGTAGCACCAGCCCTTCGCGATGCAGCAAGCGTCGGTGCTTTGTGTCCCGACGTTGGTGGCAAGGATCGACGCTGAGAAGATGCGGCGGTCGGCGGTACGGGTCAGGACACGAATGGCATTGCGCTGCAGGATGATCGCGTAGTTCATCCCGACTTCGCCGCCACCCATCAGCTGCTCGCCTTCCGGGAATTCCTGATAGCGGTTGGAGGCGTCGCCAGACCACACCGTTGGGTCATTGGTTTTTGACATCTTCAGCAAACGATTGTTGCCGTCGCAGTCGAGCGCACAGAGGGCTCCGAACAGCGGGAAGATGATGCGCGCGAGCGGAGCACCAGACACTGCCGCAACAGCGCCGCCGCTCTCGAGTGAATAGCGCAAAAGGCCATCGGTCGTGTTGGTGAAGTAGACGTAGTCGCCGAATTGAGCCATCGACCAGTTGTCGCCGGCCGTCAGGTTGTAGCCCGTCCCAATTTCAGTGACCGAGCCGTCTGCCGACACCTCGTAGAGCTTGGTCGCAGTGCCCACGAACGTCTTGTAGTTGCCGTCGCGTGACACGGTCGACACAACGCCGCGCGGCGTGTCGGGCAAGGCGTCCGCGGTACTGAGAACGGCCGCGCCAGGTTGCGGGCAGTAGAATACCCCCACTTCGGGGTCTGACCGCACAATCGCGTTGGCGATGATGCCAGAGATGCCCTTGGTCGTGTCGGGCAAGTCCGGCCGGTACAGCCCGATGGGGATCATTGGCCGGTCGAGTAGTTGAAGGTTCCGCCCTGCCCGACACGAGCCAAGGCCGGGTCAATGCGATACGTCCCCTTACGCTGCTTGCGGAGCAGTCGCTGAAGGGCCGGAAGATCGTCGGCGAGAATGCCGGCGAAGTTGGCGCCGTTCTCCCAGTCCTCGCGATAACCGGCGCCCCACACCATGCAGGCCGCGAGATAGATGTCGGGATGGTTGGTCAGGAGCCAGTTGGTCGTCGTGCTGTCCGATAGTGCAAACCGTTCGCGGAATCGAAAGCGGAAATCGTAGGCTTGGTCACACGGGCAATCGAGCTTGATATTGGTCTCGCTGTCGACGCACCACTGCGTCGGGCGGCCAGATGTATCGCGATAGGCCATGTTGGCCGGCGCCTGCATCTGCAGCTCGCGCTCGTCCTCCGATCCGGAATCGGCAATCCAGAGCGCCAGCGGTTCGACGATAGACAGGGCAGAAATGGAGATCGAGCGGCTGTCGACAGTGCCCGTGCGAGAGGCGTTCGTTTCGACGGGGCCAAGGACGCGATTGAGCTTGGCTTCCGCCAGCGTGACGACATCGGGCACAGCAGCCACGAAGGTCGCATTGCCGCCGCGTCGACCCCATGCGGCTATCGCCGTCTTCAGGTCGCTGTAGTTGGCGAGAGCCATCGCTCGTTACTTGCTCGGCTTCGGATGCTTGAGCGCGTCCGCCTTGGTCACTTCAAAGTGACCGGGTGCAGCGCGCACGGCGGCGGCCTGAGCCGCGTCCAGTTCAGCGGTGATGGTTTCGCCGGGCTGCACAACGACGGGCCCTTTGGCCGTGTCGACGGTCTGCGCGGCGGCAGTCTTGCGAACGGTAATGGTGAGGATCATGTCAGTTCCTTTTCTCAGGCCATGATTGGCCTTCCTTCGCGCCGCCCGGCTGGCGCATGAGGTATTCGTGGAAGTTGCCGCGATAGACTTCGTCGCTATCCCAGGCGTGGTGGTTGATGTTGAGGTTGGGAACCATCCACACCTGTCCGCCGATCTCCCGCCAGCGACGGCAGAACGCGTAGTCCTCGCCCCACCACAGCCCCTCATGGGCGCCGTGGTTGAACAGGTCCACCGCGTAGTCCCACGGCGGCCCATAGCAAAGCTCGGGGAAGCCTCGCATGAACTTGAACACCGCCTCTTTGGTCACCTTCAAAAAGCCAGCCGGGAGGCACGAGCACTCAACGGCCCCATCCTCGCGGATCGAGGTCGGACGGCCATCGGCGTCCTGGAGGATGCGGCCCATGTAGTTATCTTCGGCTTCCTTGGTCCTGTATGTCCCGCCGACAACATCGCCGGGAGTCTTGAGCAAGGTAACGATATCCTCAGCGTCCCATGACAGGTCGTCGTCGAGAAACACAAAGATGTCGCCCTTGGCGTTAAGCCCCTGCTTGAGCATGGACGCGCGGGCGCCGGAAATGTACGGGCACCCGGTCTGGAACGTCATTCCCTCGTCGTAGCCAGCCTCAAGCACGAGGGGGATGGACTTCTCAAGTGCTTCAAACCAGGCGGGATGCGCCTTCCGGCGGGAAGGGGTCATAAAGATGACCTTCATTTTCCCCTTCTCCGCCGGTTCGGCTACGAGCGGATTGATAGACGGTGTAGCCGCTCGCATCATGGGTTAGGCCGACCCCTTCCACGCACCAAGCGCGGTCAGCGTCGCTGAAATCTCAGCGAGGATGGCTGCGAGGTTGGAAGTGACCGACACATACGAGCTTGCCGACATGAGCGACAAGGCTTGCACGGCGTTGGCCCGCTGCGACGCGGGCGTAACCCCGTACAGCGAGATGAGGTCCGAGGTGGACTGGCCGAGCGAGGTTCCGTCCGGCCCCTTGTCCGAGAGTTGCTTGGATGCCATTTCGATTTCTCCTTCTGGCTGGGGTTAGATGTCGGCCGCGAGCGACGCGCGGACGGCGAGACGGGGGTCGATGACCTTCGTGCCGTACAGCACGTCAAGGCGCCAATTGCTGGCGTCGTTGGTGCCGTCGTAGTACGGGATCACGCGAACGCTGATGCCCTTGTAGGTGCGCCGGCCAACGTCGGAAGCGCCCGGAGGCGAGACCATCGGGACCATCACAAGACCGAACGCGTTCTTGTGGAAGAACAGGTTCTGCGTGTACGCGGTCGAAGCGACGCCCTGGTAGGTCACCACGTTGTCTTCCACGGTGCCGGTCGACAGGTAGCAAGTCTGCTGGGCACCATCGAAGATCATCGGCGGCCAGATGGTCAGGTCGCCTTCGCTGGAGGCGGAGGTCGCATCCGCCATCACGGTGAACGACTTGAGATGCGGCAGCGGAGCCTTGGTCACCGGATTGACGTCGTACACGTCCGCAACGGTGAATGTGTCGCCGGCCTTCCAGTAAGCCGCAACGTCGGACGCGGCGCCGTCGATGTGGATGGTGACCGCGCTCGAGTCCTTGGAGTTGGCCCAGGTGTGACCGAGGAGGTAGGTCTGGCCGGTGAAGTCCGTCACGTCTGTGCCGGTGCGAGCACCAGTGGTGTGCGACGGGACATTCTGGGACATGTAGGTGTCGATGCCACCGATGCGGCCAAGGCTGGCCTCACGGTAAGCGCCCTTCGCCACGTCCTGCATGTAGAGCGCAGTCTGTGACCCAAGCATGGCCCACGTGTCGGTCGGCGAGAGCACCGCGGAGCGGTCACCGCTCGGAACGCCGATGAGGTCCAGCCGCTTTGCGGCGAGGCCGAAGTCGTCGAACGAGTTGATGCCGCCGGAGGGAATCGTGACGTGGTTGGGCACGTACTTGTAGAGCGCCATCACATCGCGGTCGATCTGGTTGGCAAGCTGCACCATGGCAGGCTTGATGACGCGTTCGCCAAGCTCGCCAATCTGAAGCGTCAGCTCCTGAGAGGTGAACTTGAAGTCAACGCCCTTCTGCTTGTCCACGGTGAAGACGGTCTTGCCTTCGACCACGTCCTGCACGGCAGCGACAGCGCCGTCACGGACGGTAAAGTCGGTCGGGCGCTTGATCGAGACAGTCTCACCAACGGTGTAGCCGTTGACCTTCTTGGTGAACTCTTCTTCGTAGCCACGGTGAACGAGGTTCGCCATGACCAGTTCGTTTTCGAGGATAGCCACCGCCTCTTTGGCGATGATATCCGCGGTAAGCGTAGTGTTGCTCATTGTAGTGGTCCTTCTGGCCCCGAAGGGCGCTGGGCCTGGACGTCGTCACGACGTTCAAAGGCTGGTTGGGGTTAGCGCAGCGGCTTCCCTCCGACGCCGGCCTTGCGGGCGGCGACGTATGCCTCCATGTCCGCCGACGCGAGGTCGACGCGAGCGCCTGGGCTGAACTTGCCATTGACCGTAGTCAGCGGCTCCACCTTTGGGCCAGGGAGGGGGTTCTTGGCTGCGTTCTGCTTGGCGATGAGCGCCTTGCCGAGCATTCCGTGGAACGACATTTCAAAGAAGCGTGGAGACCAGTTCTGCTTGATCTCTTCTTCCGAATAGCCCTGTCCGTCGAGGAACTGCACGACTTGGTCGATCATCTCCGGCTTGAAGCCGGGAATTTTCTCCTTCGCGAAATCCATGGTTTCCTGCACGCGGGTGGCGATCTGGCGCTCCGCTTCCGCAGTCCTTGTCGTCGCGGCGGCGGTCAGCTTTTCAGCTAGGCTCGCCTTCTGCTCCTTGAGCAGCTGGTACTCGGTCCAAGCATCGTCGGTCTGGAGCGGGAGACTGCGGCGATGCGCAGCCCAGTCTTCGGCCGTGAGCTTGGAGTATTCCTCGAGCCTGCGGGTCACTCCCTTTAGCTCGGCGCGCATGTCAAGCTCGTCGTCGGTCGCCTGCAGCCGCTGGTTGATCTCGGCTTCGCGAGATTCCAGTTGCTTGCGCGTTTCCGCGATCTTCTGCTTTCCCTGCGTGTAGTCCTTGTTCTTGAGGATACCTCCTTCAAGAACCTTGGGGATGCGGTACTTCTTGCCGTCGTCCCAATCGATCTCGATTTCCTCGATCTCGGCTGGTTCGTCCTGCTGCTGGCTTACCTCTTCAGGGCCAGGAATGCGTTCGGGTTCGTCGACGGTAATCTGCGCCGGGGCAGCGGTTGCAGT